TTAGAGCCTGCCTGCTATTAATGGCAATAGGTAGGTATTTATGAGTGATGGTGAAAAAATTATAACGCTGTGTAAACCAGATCTGAATGAGCCAGAAACAAAAAAACAATTAACCGATGGGGCTAAAAGTCTTCAGGACGAAAAAAGCTGCAAGTTCGTTATTGAGGATCTTCTATCCCCAACGTATTATTCAAAATTTGGGTTGCTTGAAAAGCAAGTCGTGGGTGCGTTGGGAGACAATGAAGATGGCGACGCACGCCTTTTCATTTATATGTTTCAAAATAGATATCTTTTTGATCATATGGAGGGCCGTTGGTATTATTGGAATGATCATTACTGGCGGGATGATATTTTGCAACACAGATACCGATTATTTGAAGATTTGATAGAAATTTATAACGAGCAATTAGACAGGGAAACAAGAAAAGAGACTATGTCAAAACAAAAAAAGGATGATGATGAGGCCAATACCCATAAAATAAGGGCTGGTCTGCTTTCAAAAAGAAAAGAAATTTTGCAAACGCTTATGAGGAAAAATAATGTTTTATCTGCATCCTCAAAAGGGCTCAATTCGCTTGGGTATAATGGCGAAGGCTGGGATCAAAAATACACATTATTGGCGGTCAAGAACGGCGTTATCAATCTATTGACAGGGGAGTTTGATGGGAGCGGGGGCAATCAGGATGATTATATAAAAACGGTTGCTCCTACGGCATGGAAAGGTATTGATGAGCCCCATGTTGAATGGACAAAATTTCTTGATGAGGTTTTCGAGGGCAGGCCAGAAATGCCTAACTTCCTGCAAAGGTTATTCGGGTATGCCTTGCGGGGGGATACGCCAGAACATATCTTTCCGATTTTCTTTGGGGAACAGGGCCGAAACGGAAAGGGCACCATGTTTGAAACCATAAAAGCCATTTTGGGGCCACTGGCGTACAAGGCACCGTCTGAATTTTTGATGGCAAAACCTGGGAGTCAACAATCAGGAGATGCCCCCAGTGCCACCACCATGAAGCTGCGGGGGGCGAGGTTGGCATGGTGCTCTGAGACGAATGAGGGAGACCGGGTGGATGCGGCGAAGCTGAAAGAGCTGGTAGGTGGTGATACTTTATCTGCAAGGTCCCCTTTCGGTCGGGTGCAGGTTGAGTTTGTGCCGACACACACCCTTTTCACCATGACAAATCTAAAGCCAAAAATGCCACCGAATGACACAGCATTATGGCGCAGGATTTTCTTGATTGAGTTTTTGAGAACGTTTATTGATAACCCAGACCCAAACAACCCCAATGAAGCCCTGAAAGACGGTCAACTAAAAGAAAAATTACTTGCTGAATTATCTGGTATTCTTGCTTGGCTGGTCAAAGGGGCCTTGATTTACAACGAAAAAGGCTTGTGTCCTCCGCAGGAGATTCTTGATGCGACTGAAAAATACAGGGATGATGAGGACATTTTTGGTAATTTTATAAAAGAATGTTGTGATTTTGGAAGCCATGATAATCAAGCTTACAAAACGAAGTCAAAAGATTTGTATGAAAATTATAAGGTTTGGTGTAGCGACGCTGGGCATCATGCTTTTTCAAGAACAAAATTTAGAAAAAATCTTTTGACTAATAAAAAATTGGTTGAAAAAATGGATGGGCCACAAAGGGAGCGCAAAGTGTTTGGAATAGCTCTTAAAAATTCATTCTATACTGTTTAGATTGAGTTGGTATGAGCAGAAAATCACAACAAGCTTTGCTCTTTTGCTCATACTTTGCTCATAAAAATATATAATAAATATAAATACTTATATTAAAAGAGCAGATAGAGCAATATATTTATATTAAATACATAACACACACGCAAATAATTATAATTATTATGCGCGCACACACACACACACACGCAAGAACATTTAAAAAACCTGCTCTTTTTGCTCTTTTTGATCAAGCCTTTTAAATTACTATATTTTTTGGTGAGCATTTCATGAGCATATTTTTAAATGCGAGCAACTTTTCAAAATAAATTATTTTTTATAGGAGAATTAAAATATGAAAGCAGAAAATCAGAACATTGACGGGCAGTTTGATATTGTTGATATTGAGAAAAAATTCAGTGCAGCCAAAAGACTCGCAGAACATATGGGGATAATTGACGGGTGGGCAGTCCTAAAAGCAAATGAAATAGTTATAGACTCAACAGGCGTTGATTGTTTGGATGTATTTGGGATACCAAAGTGGACACACGAGACATTGACCAAAGAGTCTGATGGTAATATTAGATTCTTTATACATACTTGTTTTGATGGTTCAAATAATAATATACATGATGATTGGATTTCTTTTGAAATACTTTATAGCCTTTTTGAAAGATATTGTATTGATATGAATCGTAAATACATGCACAGAGAACTATTTATAAAATCTTTATCGTTACATTATAACACAGACAATCTTGAAAAAATTCCTGGGATTTCATTTAAAAAGTGCGTAATGCCTGGTCAGGATCAATCATGAGTATCCTTGACCTAATCTCAAACGAAACCGGATTTCATTTCAAGAAAAAAACAGCCAAAGAGTATGGCGGACCCTGCCCATTTTGCGCAGATCATGGGCGGGACCGGTTTTCAATTTTACCAGACGAGGACCACTGGGTATGCCGTAGATGTCGTCAGGCTGGGGATGCTATAGGTTTCATAATAAAATACAAATCATTGACATACAAAAAGGCCCTTGCATACGCACTCAGCGTAGGCGTACAGATCAACGCGCCATATACCCCGCTTGACAAGTACGACAGTTCAAAACCATCCATACCCAAATGGGAGCCCCGCGAAGACACAAAACCCGCGGCGGCGTGGCAAGAAAAAGCAAAAGCCCAACTGTTTCAGGCTTACAAATTCCTCCTATCCTCAAATTGGGAAGCAAAAGTCCACAGGAAGTGGCTGAATGACCGGGGGATCTCAAACGACTTGATAAAATCGGGCAGGTTGGGCTGGAATTTAAACACAGCGACGTTTTCGCGATCCTCATGGGGCTTAGCACCAGAGTTGACCCAAAAGGGCAAGAACAAGCAAATTTGGCTGCCCAGCGGCTTGATTATCCCATATTTTCAAGACGGTGAATTGATCAGACTCAGAATCCGGCAGGATAACCCCACCCGGGGGGACCGATTTATCATGGTGCCTGGATCCAGTATGAATTTTATGGAGTATGAGACGGTGTGCCAGGGTGGCCAGGGAGATACCGGCAATCAAGACGTTGACATGGGTCCTTGCCCTTCAGAAAAAATACCGGTAATGATGGTTGAGGCAGAGTTGGACGGCATGTTAATCCATGACCAGGCGCAAAAGGCCGGGGTATTTCTGAAGGTATACGCTATAGGCAACTCATCCACCAGGCCAAATCAGGCAGCCCACGACATTATCTCCAAAGCACCACAGGTTTTAATGTGCTTGGACAATGATGAAGCTGGGGATACTGAAACAATTTGGCACCGTCACCAGTATATCAGGGCGAAAGATTGCAGGATACCGAAAGAGTATGGCAAAGATCCGGGGGAGGCATACGAACATGGGTTTGATTTCTCAGAATGGTTCAAGCAAATATTGACACCACATGCACCAAAAAGTAGACCGCCGGAGATCCAGCCAACTGTTGCAAAAAACACAACTGTTGAACAGGTGGCACAGAGTCATGCGCCGGCTGACACAGAGGTTGACGCAGCCCCAACGACAACCATGAGTTTTGACGATGCTTTAAACCTCGTAGAGGATCTGCCAGACCCCGAAGACCCGGCAGAAATTATCAGGATGGGGCATTTTTGCATCCATGGCCATTATTGCGGATCTGCAAAGGATAATATCTGTTTGCGCACAAAACAAAATATATTCACAATGGAAAAATGCCCAGTAGATTACTGGTATCGGACGTCAAATGGACATGTTGACATGGTGATTTTAGGTTGTGGATTTAAACAAAAAAGAGGATAATTAGATTATGCAAAAAGCCACACCAGACCAGATTCAGCAATCAATGGAGGTGGCCACAACGCTTAAAGTTGCTCATATTCGTTTCGTGCCCGTGCCTGTTTATGATGAAGAAGATTATAAATTGTTCAGAAGTCTGCTAAAATTGAAATTGTTTGAAATGGAGGCAAAAAAATGATTAATTTTGAGCAAGGTGTGAAGGTTTGGACCGCTAAAAACTTGTCCGGCACTATTGCGGTGGTAATCCCAAAGGACCGGAAACCGATCAAAGTTATTTTTCGCAATGGAGAAACGGGTCAGTACACGGGCAATGAGCTTGACCCGCTTAATAAATTATATCTGGATTCTGGGAGGGCTGACAAAAAATGATTTATTATATTTTTCTTGCGTTGGGGTTTTTTACCGGATTGACAGCATACCAATCCCGGCAACCATCTGGATTGACATTGCTTGATGTGCTTTTTTTTGCGGCAATCTCAGCTATTTGGCCGTTGTCGCTTATATCTGTTGGGACTGTGGGCGTTTGTCGTGGGTGGGTTTGGCTGGAAAATAAAGATTTCATGAATAAAAAAATAGGCGGTGGCGAATGAGGCCGTTTGCGAAATGGTGCGGTAAAGAGATTGAAGTTGTGGTTGCAAGAAACGATCACCCACGGCCAGGTAAAGAGTTGAAACCTCCCTGGGAAACGGTGCCGGTGGATGAATTATATATGAAAATCCATGAGGAGATGTTTGAAGCGATCGAGGCGTATTCAGAATGGTTGGAGTATCCGACTGATAAAAACCGGGATGCGCTTAAATGGGAGTTGGCAGATGTAGCAACTACGGCAATGATGATGTCGGCAAATCTTGACAAAATTATGTCGGGGCTTCGGCGTGGGCGAGTCCGGGGGCGGGAGTTTCCGGTGTAAAAGAAAAGCCCTGCCAGATTTCTCCGGCGGGGCTTAATTGATTATTTTATATTTTTTCTTGTCCAGGCAATCAGTTTTTTTTGCCTCTCTATCTCAGCTTTTAAGATTTTCAACTCAATTTTATCATCAAGTGCCTGGTTTTGGTATATTTTGATTTCTTGTTTAGCTGCCAGCAACTCCTCATGGATAATAATGGTTTGGGACATCACAACAAAACCTATAGCCAATATTGACAGGATCGCTATGGTTGATTTCATATTTTGTCCAGGTATTCTCTCAGGGCAGTCTCAAGCACCCAGGCCTTTGTCCTTCCGTTGGCCCGGCAATAATCGCCGAGGCTTAGGATTAGGTGGGCCGAAAGGCGGGTACTGAATGGCGTCTTTATATTTTGTGCAGATACCCGGGGGTTGCCGGGGTTGCCAGATCCCTTTCTGGTGCCTCCCCATGTGGGTGGTTTATTTTCTGTCATTTTATTTTTCTCTCCTTGAATTTTTCAAACATTTTACAGTCGTGGGCCATGGTATTAATCATGACCGTGAACCCGTTTTCCCCTATTGGGCTTTCGGCCATGATTGTGTTCAGGGTTCCAGCCATCTCAGACAATCTGTGATATGCGGTGCATATTGTTATGTGTTGGCAATTTAAGCATTTTTTTTCCATGGTAAATCCTCCAGAGTTGTGCCCGGTTTCCCGGGCGTTGTGGTGGTTATCCGAGCATATATTTTTGAGGTGTTGTTTTTGCCGCCCTGAATATTTCAGCCCATCCTAAATGTTCAAACGACGCACCTAATGAGATCCAAACACTCCTACCTCCTGAGACTATTTTTAAACAAAAACCTGAAAAATCAGTGTATATCGCCTCAATTCTGTTGGGACGGTAATTATAAAGAGCCAGATTATATGAAACATATACTGCCTCAATTCCGGTGAAAACTATTTTTTCTTCCATAAAATCCTCCGGTGTTGTGCCCGGGGTGGTCCCGGGCTGTTAAGATTTATTGCAGCAGGTAGCCATTGCGCACCCGGATACCAGTGTCAGCGTCCCTAAAATCCTCTTCCAGTCGATTCCCCTTCCTGAACATATTATCCTGCCCAGCCAGTCTGTAAAACTCTGACATGGCCTCCCTGCCTGTGGCCATAGTCCAACTTGGGCCGTCGCTGGCAGGATTGTATCCGGTGAGGGTGCAACTCTCCAGAATATCCAGCTGATTCAATTCCCCCTCCGGGGCCTGCCCGGTCCACTGGCCGGATGAAAATATATGTCCATCCTCAACCCAAACGGCGGTTCTACTGGCTGCGGTTGCCTGGGGGTCGAGGTTTTCGCGCTGTTTTTCTGCCATCAATAATGCCTTGATTCTATTGGTCGGTGTGTTGAAATTCTCCATGGTATTTCTCCTTGTGGTGGGGCCGAAGCCCCGGTTGAGTTTAGATTCCTAAAAAATTCATTGCAACCTGGATGCCTGTGGGCTGATAGCAGGCGTCCTTCACCATTCCGGTTTCATCCTTAACCGCTTTGTCTGTAACCAAATCCATGACCGATCCGCGATTAACGGGTTTGATATGACATGCCAGAAATTTAAACTCTCGGTCGGATGCCAGTTCTATTCCTTTAAAAGTTTTCTGGCCTTTTCTGACTGCGGAAAGTTTAACCGCCATGCCGTTTACGCTGATTATTGAGCCGCTTGAAATTTTCATTTTGTTTTTTCCTGGTTGGTTGTGCCTGGTTTAAATTTCAGATATGTTCTTTTTTTCAAAAACAATGTAGGAAATTGATCCAGCATCTTCAAAATCGTTAATATATGCCAGGCCATCAAACCCGCCAGTTATTAATTCTTCTCTGTTAAGGCCACACAAATCATTCTCACTTATGGGCTGGCCATTATTCCACGGATTCTCAAGAGTGATCTCACACTCGAAAAAACATTCCGGATTTTCATCAAAGAAATATTCAATGTCTTCAATATCCCAATCCATAACGGTCTCATCAAATTTATTAACACGCTCTACAGCCGCGCGTTTTGTCCCGAAATGAAACCCAAGCGATTCATTTTCTGAGAAATCAATTGAAAATTCGTCAAATGTGAAGTTTTCGTCTGTTCCGTGATAGGCTATTTTTTTCATGGTGTTTCTCCTTGTTTGTGTCCGGTCTCCCGGGCTGATGTGTTATAACTCTATCTTGTTATTGCCATAAATTGTATTTTCGCGAATAGTTACGAGTGGTTGACCTATCTTTCCTTTTTCGTAATCTCTAAGATATTCAATTTCTCCTATATAGTTGATTGCCATGTCCTCTGTTATATTAACTCTGATTTCGTCACCATACCTGTTTATCTCCGTATTGGCCGGTATAGTTAATTCATACACAAAACCAGAACCGCGTTGACTGTATTCATCGAAGAAACAAGTTTCTTTCGGGAAAAATGCTTTTATTCTACTGTCAGTGTAATGATAAGCCCTGATTTCAGATGTTGTACTTTCAGATGATGTAAGTGTTTCAGTCCATGCCATATCCCTTCCGGGGTATCTTGCAGATCCTTTAACTTCTATTTTTTTTGCTTTCATTTTGTTTCCCCCTGGTTGGTTGTTTTTGTTTTGATCTTGAATACATATTACAGTTATTTTGATAAGCTGTCAAGCATTTAATTTTATTTAATTTATAATAAATACAACCTACTGAAATTGTTAGTATATTTTATTTCAGATATTCTTGATTCAAGTTTTTTGCCTGGCCCAGCTACCCGGGGGCCACCTCTGTTTTCTTTTTTTTTCATGGTATCTCTCCTGAAAATTGGTTGGTGCCCGGTTTCCCGGGCGATTGGTTTTAGATGTCCAGGTTTTCAAAATTTATAACCACCGTGTCAAACATTGGGGATGTGCTCCACACTACCAGCGCTTCCTCTTCTTCATCAATTGCGTCAAATCCTATCTCGTCAATCCTCATGTCGAACATGTTGGCCAAGGCTGTATTAATTTTGTTCTCATTTTCTGGGTTGATGGCTTCTGATTTTGTCATTTTGTTTCTCCTTGGTTGGTTGTTTTTGCTGTTTCTCTCTCAGTGTTGATTACATAATACCACCATCTTGATAAGCTGTCAATCTTTTTATTTATTTTAATTTATAATAAATATAACTTACTGAAATTACTACCATATTTAGCATAAGTTATTTTAATGTTTCAAGATTTGGTTATTATTGTCCGGTCCCTATGCGTCAGAAAGTTTGCAATTAGGCGGGATAAAATGCTATGGTGGTTAAAATCTTGGTGATACGGGATAAGCGATAATATTTTTCAAGCCCGTTTCAGGTGAGTTCTCCAGGACTCAGTATCACCCTGTTACGGGCTTTTTGTATTTGGAGGTCCAACCATGAGGCAAGTTATATTCGTATTGTTCATTATTGCGTCAATGATCATGATCGTTATCAGCTACCAGAACGGGAAACAAAATCCCCAGGCGGTTGAGGGTGCCAGCAGGTCCTTAGCAGCAGAGCCGGTTGTGCAGAACACAGCACTCAAAACAGCAAAGATGGAATGGTTAGAAGCAAGGGCTGCACAGACAGCAGCGGTGGTAAAGTATGGTGATGACCGGCACTCGAACTCAGAATATAAGGCTATCCAGGCCAGGGCAACGGCGGCGATGAGTAGCTTGAGTCTTGAGAAGGCAAGGGCGGGACAGTGATGGCACCAGCTCCTAAAAAACCCTGTTCGAGATGTCACCGGCGATTGACCGTTGGACGGTATTGTGCTGTGTGCCAGGTTGTTATGGATGCCAAGAAAGTTGTTGAGGATCGGCCATCGGCCACGGCTCGGGGCTATGATGGGCGATGGAAAAAAATTAGAGACATGAAGATACAGCGCTCCCCCCTGTGTGAGAGGTGCCTAGTTGATGGGTTTACGGTTGCGGCTGTACTGGTGCATCATATGGATAGAGATTCGAGCAACAACGCAGATTCTAACCATCAGTCGCTCTGTCTCAGGTGTCATCAGTTGGAACATAGGATGGATGGGCGGGATAGCTTGCGTGGATATAAGTAGCTGAAATTATAGGATATACCTCCCCCCGCCTCGAATCTTCCCAACTGTTACGTTTTTAACCGCTTGAATAGAAATGCGCACAGAAAGCCAAAATCACCATAGGGGGAGTTACCACCCCGGCAAAAGGAGAAGCCAAAAATCAAAAAGCAACCAAATCAAACCATGGTTTACGTAGGCGCACCATATTGGGATAATGACGAAAATGTAAGAAACTACCGCAGGCGTAAAGCCATAGAATACAGCGATCTTTTGTTCAGAAAAGGTATCCCATTCTACAGCCCGCTGATGTATTCCGAAAGATTTGCCAAAAATAACGCCAAAGAAGGCTATTGGTTGGCCCACGGCCTGGCCATGGTAAATGTCTGCACAGAAATGCGGGTAATATGCCTTCCTGGTTGGGAAGAATCAAAGGGGCTCCAGGGTGAAATCAAAAGAGCAGAAGGCCTTGATATCCCAATAAAGTACATTGAAAAGTTTTCAAGGATATCCTTTCACGGCAGCCGGGAACTAACCCTAAGCCAGTGCAAGCCAATAATCATGGCAGAAATTGAAAAGCACCAGCCGGACACCATCGTAACCCACGGGGAACCGGACGGGGCATGCCAGTATGCGAGGAGCGTCTGCAAAAGTGAAGGCATACCGCTAAAACTCCACTTTCTCCAACACTGGCGGCTCCAAGGCCAATTTCATTGGCGATCAACCTCAGTTTTGGAAGATTCAGAACATGCGATTTTCTTGCATGACGGTAAATCCTCCGGCACATCCAACGAGTTGAAGTTGGCAAAAAAAATGGGGACACCGTTCACCTATTACAAATTAAAAAACGGCGAACTCATCCCCACCATAGAAGAAACCGAAAACACAAAGGATTACACGCTTGACTTGATTGATGATAAATTTGATAAGGGCCTGGTGAAGGCGATCCGCACCAGCCCGGAATATCAGAGATTCAGAAAAGCAGTTTTGAAAAGAGACAAGAATAAATGTGTATTTTGTGGCGCCACAGAGAAATTATGTGTTCACCACATTATCCCATTCTCAAAATCCGACACACTGTCAATAGAGCCGACAAACGGCCAAACTTTATGCGAATCATGCCACATGGGGGTACATGGAAAACAACGATACTAAAATTCTTGACGTGGATATTATTGCCCAGATAACCGGGTATATGCGGGTGGGTGCAGAATACTTGCTGGCATCAGCAGCAGCCGGGATACCAAAACGAACAGCCATGGTCTGGTTTGAAAAATCAGAAGCAGCCGCAGAAAATGACTCAGAAGATATTTATTATAAATTGCACGAAACTATCCGGCAAGCCACTGCCCACGCCGAAGTAATCGCGCTCCAAAGATTATCAGCGGAAGGCGGGGCAGCGGGTGCCAGGTGGTTGCTCGAAAAAATGAACCCGGCAAAATACGGCAAGGCAAAAAAAGAGTCAGTCGAATTTGAACAAAACGGCATGGAAATAATGTCATCTGACGATTTGGCTTCTAAAATGGGGTTATAATAACTTGCCTACCTTGTTTCCTTGCATATTTGATGGTATGGGCAGTACCTTTGCTCTTCCCATCCCAAAAGGCGGCCACCACATCAGCATGGTTCACAATTTCTTTATTGCGCTCCAGATACCAACGGGGGTGGTAAGGCGTGCCCGGGTCCGTCTTGAACTTTGGCAGAAATTCAAAATATTCAATGCCATTTTTCTTGGCGTAGTTCCGGGCCAGGGTGTCGGCACCAGCGGCACCACCGGCGATAATTGTGGTAGGTGCCAGCTTGTCAAGTTGGGCGGTCATGGCGGCGAAGTCTTTAAAACCACGGCTTCCAGTAATTCCAATTATCATTTTTTACCACCTTGTATTTTTTTGAGTTCATTTTTAACTAAATTGTCCACCACGTTTACCATGGGCGCTTCTTTCAAGGCGGCCAGAAGCCGAAGTTTTGAAAGAGTTCCTGCCCAAATTTTTATTGTTTGATATTTTTTAACCATGTAGTAATATTACCACCATTTTGAGTTAATGTCAACACTTATTCAATTGAAAAGGAGAAATAAAATGGCAAGACCCAGAAAACCCACGAACCTAAAAGTATTGAAGGGAACCCAAAGAAAAAGCAGGATAAACCCAAACGAGCCTAAGCCGGAACTCAAAATACCGGAGCCCCCAGATTTTCTAAACGATGAGGCGTTGAAAGAATGGTACAGAGTCACCAAAGTTCTCTCAGCCCTGGGGCTACTCACTGAAATTGACGGAACCATGCTTGCGCTTTACGCCCAGTCATATGCCAGAATGGTTAAATATGAAGCGATAGTGGCCAAAAACGGGGAGCTTTACAAGACAAAAACCGGCAGTGTCCAGCTATCGCCGGCGATGTGGATTATAAACCGATGCCATGCTCAGATCCATAAATACCTCACTGAATTTGGCATGAGCCCGGCGGCCAGGAGCAAGGTGTCCGGCCAGAAATCGGAAAGTAAAAACGAGAACCCGTTCTCAAAAATTGCTAATAAATAATTGACATTGACTTGCAATTTCACAAATAACACGGTACGGTATTAATATTTGGTAATTTTTTTATCATAATATAATACGGTATCGAAAAAAATCGATACCGGGGGTTTCCATAGCAATATGGGGGCTTCCGGCTTTTTTTATTGGGGAAAATTAATGGCGTTATATCCATTGACAAATAAGTGTAATCTATACGCCAGACAGGTGATATCTGGCAAGGTTCCGGCGTGTATCCACATTGTCAATGCCTGCCAGAGACACTTAACCGATCTAAAAAATCAATTGAAACCATCCTGCCCGTATAAATTCGATAAGGCAAAATCAGAAAGCATATTGAACTTTGCAGAATTGATGCCCCATACCAAAGGCAAATGGAAGGGGTCTTTAATTGTCCTCGAACCTTGGCAGTGTTTTTTACTCGGGGTGCCATTCGGATGGGTACGAAAAAAAGATGGTTTCAGAAGGTTCCGCGAAATTTATGCCGAAATACCTCGTAAAAATTCAAAATCAACATGCGGCGCTATCATAGGCAATTATATGTTTTCAGCAGATGGTGAGCTTTCGTCAGAAGTCTTTTCAGCAGCCACCACAGAACAACAGGCGTATGAAGTATTCAGGCCAGCATGGAATATGACAGCGGCTCTACCAAAATACCAGCAAGCCTTTGATATTTCACTCGGCGGGACAGTAAAAAACCCCGGAAACATTTACTCGATGTCAACAGGATCGCGCTTTGAAACCGTTGTGGGAAAACCTGGTGATGGCGCGTCTCCGCATTGTTACGTGTTAGATGAATATCACGAAAGTAAAACAGATGAATCTTTCGATACCGGCAAAACCGGAATGGGTGCCAGGCAGCAACCGATGATGGTGGTAATCACTACAGCAGGGACAAACACAAGCAACCCCTGTTTTGAAAAGAGAAAGCAAGTTGAGAAAATCCTATCCGGCCTAATTGTAAATGATGATATTTTTGGGATGATCTACACAATTGACAAAGACGACCCATGGACAGATTTAAACTCCTGGAAAAAAGCAAACCCAAATTATGGGATATCCGTTTTTGAAGATTATTTAAAATCAGAACTTAAAACAGCAATACAGAACCCTCGCAAACAGAACATCATGAAATGCAAGCATCTCAATATGTGGAGTTCTTCAGGCTCAGCATGGATAAACTCCATAAACTGGGAAAATTGCCGTGATACAGAAATGAACCTAAACGATTTCAACGAATCCCCCTGCTACGTCGGCCTTGACCTTGCATCAAAAAAAGACATAGCCTCAAAAATGCGTCTATTCGTGAAAACCCCAGATGGCGAAACGAAAACACATTATTACCTGTTTTCAACGCATTACACGCCATCGGAAAACATAGAGGGCGAAGATAAAGCGCATTACGCAGGGTGGGCGCACATGGGCCACATTAAAACCCACGCCGGTGCCAGAATTGACATTGAAGAGATTCAGGAAGAGATTAAACTTGACGCTAAACGGTTTGACATCACCGGGGAGGAAAACGCCGGCGGAGATGTGGCCAGCGACCCATGGAATGCTCAGCAACTCGGGACAAACCTGCTAAACGAGGGAATCTCCTACGTGGAAATACCCCAAACAGCGGCCAGCTTGTCAGAGCCAATGAAGGAACTTGAGGTGCTGATAATGGAAGGCAGGCTACACCACGATGGCAACGAAGTAACCACATGGATGTTTCAAAATGTTTTTTGTGAGCCGGATATGAAAGACAACATATTCCCGAGAAAGGAATCGAAAAACAGCAATAACAAAATTGATGGCGCAGTGGCAACGATTAACGCCATGGCCAGGGCTATGTATGACACCGGCGAGAGTGCATCAGCATATGAAGATCGGGGGATTCTAACATTTTGAAAATAATAGATATTAGAGATATTTTATTCATAGGTGGACTGTCATTGCTCGGTTATGGCCTTTGGTTGAGAGAACCATGGATTGCATTTTCAGTATGTGGATCGCTTTTGATGGTTTCAGGGTACATTATGGGGGATAAAAAATAATGGGTCTTGTTTCCCGTATGGCGCGGCCAAAAGCCATGAGTAATAATCTTGAACAAATACTGAGAGATCACCTCGGTGGTGGATCTACATCTTCAGGCACGTCGGTTTCTAATGATTCAGCAATGAGGCAGGCAACCGTCTATTCGTGTGTGAACGTCCTTTCCAGGGTAATAGGCATGCTACCCTGTCACATGATGGAAAAAACCGGAAAAATAAGAACCATCGCAGAAGACTTCAGCCTTTATTCTATATTGCACGACTTACCTAACGAATGGATGACAGCTCCAGAGTTTTGGGGGATGGCCATAAACCATCTTGCACTCCGTGGAAACTTTTATGCCTTGAAAAATAACGGAGGGAGTCGGTGGGGGAGGTTAAAAGAATTAATCCCATTTGGGCCTGATATTGTTCAAGAAGTGGTTCAAAATAGCGATAAATCTCTGACTTACAAATGTATCTTTCCTGATGGAACCGTGATGAATATCCCAGGGACTGAGATAATGCACCTTCGGGGGATGACTTTAAATGGGTATATGGGTGTTAATCCAATTGCATATATCCGGGAGTCCATAGGGCTTGGCCTTGCAACCGAAGAGTTCGGAGCCAGGTACTTTGGGAGCGGGACACACCCGGGCGTTATCCTTGAGCATCCAAAAACATTGTCACCACAGGCACATACAAATCTATCTAATAGTATGGCAGAAACTTACAGTGGCCTTGGAAAATCTCATAGGATTATGCTTCTGGAAGAGGGTATGAAAATGCACCCGGTGACTATAAACCCGGATGACTCTCAATTCCTTGAAACCAGAAAATATCAGAAGAGCGAGATAGTCGATATTTTCTTTGGTATGCCACTAACTTTGATGAGTTCCGGGGATAACACTCCAACATTTGCCAGTGCAGAGCAATTCTCAATCGGTTTCGTGGTTTATGCCCTTATGCCATGGATAACCAAGATTGAAAAATCAATTTACAGGGATCTCTTATCACCGGCAGAGCGCAAAATATATTATGCAAAATTTAAGGTTGAGGGCTTGCAGCGGGGATCTTTTAAAGATCAGATGGATGGTTTCGCCACTGCCATTGATAAGGAGATTTTCAGCCCGAACGATGTTAGAGATTTACTTGACATGAACCCATATGAAGGCGGGGACGAGTACCGGACCCGGACATCGACAACCAAAGAAACGAATGCCGGGACAACTCCAGGAGACTCCACAAAATGAAATTAAATTACCGAAATGAAAAAAACGCAAAATTCATAGCGAGTCAATATGACAAACCGCTTGAAAAGTCTGAGTGGTATAGCGTTAAAAATGTAGCAGATGACGAGGTAGAGGTTTTTATCTCAGATTACATAGGTTGGCCCTTTAACGATGCTGGTGATTTTGTCCGCATGATGTCCGGCTTAAAACAGTCGAAAATTGTTATTAGGATTAATTCTCCAGGCGGGGACGTGTTCGATGGGTTCCAGATAGCCAATGCTATTAAGAACCATCCCTCAAAACCCGTCACCAGAGTCGAGGCACTGGCAGCGTCGGCAGCATCATACATCGCAGTATCTGGACATGAAAAACAGGCATATAAAAATGCAATGATCATGATTCACGAACCCATGGCAGGGATGTGGGGCAACCAATATGAAATGATGGAAGTTGCCGATATCCTGAAAAAAGTCAGCAGCAATATGATTGACATGTATGTTGACAATACCAACGTCGGCAAGCGAGCATTGAAAGACATGATGAAAGCAGAAACCTGGATGACGGCCAAAGAAGCCAAAGTAAATGGATTTATAGATACCCTTATCGAAGCAGGGGAACCAGTTTTAGCAAAATTTGACCTTTCCATGTTTGCTAATACCCCGGAAGACTTCAAAGCAGAAGATAAAAAGATTATTGACCCCAACATAAGAGATATTGAAAACCTCCTGCGAGATGTAGGCGGTCTTTCTGTGAACAAAGCCAAGGCTGTACTTGCGAGAGGCTGGCGAGCCATTGGTGATATTGACGAAGAGTCCGAAGCAGTTCCATCCGCAGAGGCATTTTTAAACATATTTAAAAAGTAAACAGGAAAAAAAATGGCTGAATTAAAAGACACCATTGAAGCAATCGGAACGGCCTTTGAAGCGTTCAAGATTGAAAATGACCAAAAAATTAAAGACCTTGAAGCCCGTGGGACAGTTGATCCTCTTTTGACTGACAAGGTTGATAAAATCAATGCCGACATCACTAAACTGAATGACATGAAAGCCCAACTTGAAGCATTGGACGCACAGGTTGGCCGAATGGTCACTCCTGGCGGCGGGTCCGCCCCAGTGGATCAGGCGAAGGCCGAACACAAAGCTGCCTTTGAAAACTGGTTCAGAAAAGGCGGTGAATCAAATCTTGCAGCCGTTAGGGATCTCCAGGTAACAGCCGGATTGTCAACTTTATCCGATCCTGATGGCGGGTACCTGGTAGCACCTCCAGAATTTGACACAGCTATTGAACGAGTGGCAGGTACCATTTCCGTAATGCGGAATCTTGCCACTGTTCGGTCAATCGGAACCAACACCTATAAAAAACTGGTCAATATGGGCGGCACCAGTTCAGGGTGGGTTGCTGAAAAAGAAACCCGCACAGAAACCAGCACCCCGACACTCCGTGAAATTGCCATTAACATGAAAGAGATTTATGCCGAGCCTGGATGCACCCAGATTTCCCTTGACGATACCACAATCGACCTTGCTGCATGGCTGGCCGATGAGGTTTCAATGGATTTCAACGAGGAGGAGGGCGAAGCCTTTGTTACCGGTGATGGTGTGGCAAAACCCCGTGGAATTGCGGGTTACACCATGGTTACGAACGCATCCTACGAGTGGGGAAAAATTGGTTATGTTCCTGGTGGCCATGCGTCACTAATTAATAACACTGATAAACTCATTTCTCTTGTCCATGCACTGAAACCTTCCTACAGGAACGGCGCATCCTGGTTGATGAATGACTCAACCTGTGAATCTATAAGGGCTTTGAAGGACGGAGACGGAAATTACCTGTGGCGGCCCGGTCTGACAGAGGGCACCCCGGACATGCTGTTCGGGAAACCCATTTCTTATGATGACAATGTGGCTGATATTGGGGCCGGTGCTTATCCCTTGTTTTTCGGCAACTTTAAACGGGCATACCTCATCCTTGACCGTGTTGGTATTCGGGTTCTCCGCGATCCATATACTTCTAAGGGAAATGTCCTCTTCTATACCACAAAGCGTGTAGGCGGCGGTCTGGTAATGTTTGAGGCACTGAAGGCGTTAAAAGTAGCCACTTCTTAACAAAACTGGCCGGGTAAAACCGGCCCAAAAATAAGGAATCAGAATAATGAAAGATTTATATAATAACATCGAGGTCACATCTGTACTTGATCCCATTGCGGTAACCGCTACCGCCACATATACCGATATTGATTTGCAGGGTTTTAACTCTGCTTGTCTGATTGTGAACTGTGGTCTTGGTGGAGAAACCCTTGGATCCTCTCATAAATTCGTTGGGGTTCTCTACGACAGTGCAGACGGCACAACATATGCGGCTGTTGAAACTGCCGACATGCTGGATCTCACGGTAACAGCCGGAACCATCTTCACTATTGACGCTACCGGAGAAGACAATTCAATCTACAAATTCGGGTATGTCGGTGGGAAAAGATATCTCGAACTTGTTGTCACAGTGACTGGTACGGTTTCTATGCCGATGTCCATCGAACTTATCAAAGGCGAGCCCGAAAGTTCTCCAGTTGATTAATCAGGTCTTGACTGACTACTCGGGCGGGGTAACTCCTGCCCGGGGAAACCACTGATAAAAGGAAAATAGAAAATGAGTAATTACCAACCAAAATGCTACCGAACAGAAGGTGGAGACAAAACAGTAATAGCATCCGGCGGCACCCTTGCCATGGAACCCGGTTCTTTCATCCAATTTGCAAACCCCACCGGCGCATCAGATTATTT